ATCTAACAGGCGTTGTAAACCTGCGAAGTGGAGCTGTTCGTAAGCATGCTCCATTTCCTCTACTGAAGGGCCTGGATTAGGATGGACAGTCTGGAGGTATGCTAACCGCAGATAGCCGGCCTGAGCCACTGCCGACCTGACGACAATGGCAGTTCCAACGGCGAAGACTACCAGGGCCTCCAATGTTATGTAGCTAGGGGCAATCAAGGATGAGAATGTGTTAGCTATAAATTTCCAAACAAAGAGGCAGATAACATAAACAGATATCAACGTGGACACTGTTAAGCCAAGTATGCATTGGGATACCAGGAGAACATATATATAGCGGAGGTGTGGCTTACGCTCGAGCTCGCTAAAATATAAAACCATGGAAAGGCCCACATATGTTAGGAAACATATGCATGCATTAAAAATTAAATTCTTGGCTGATTTATAGGTGTCTTGTAGGGAGTAGCCTATGATTAGAACAATGGATTGCAGAATTAGCTGGAAACATTTTACATATAGTGTAACCAAAAAGGACGCTGCAATCAGTGCAAAATTCAACTCAGGTATGGGGCCAGGATTGGGTTCAATACCTACCAATCTTGGGGCCGGTGGGGTCATAATTGACCCCCAAAAGTCAAAATCATCACGGGGGTTCCAATCAGCTTCAGTGCTCACATAGGCGTTCATCTGGGGGATGACTGGCCCTTTTGCTTTAGCCGGGCTAGGTTCCTCCTTCTGCTGGGCTTGTTTGGTGGTCCAAATGTCTTCATGGTATTTAGAGATGTGACGAGAACCGTCTCTCTTTTGCATGGCCATCAGCATGCTGGGGAGCTCATCAATATAGTGATACTCTGGAAGTAGTTCTCCCTTCTCATTGTAAAGTGGGTAGGCGTATTTCTTATGCGAAATGGAGGGTAAGACTCTGTGGGACTTCTTACTCTGCTTGTAGGCCTTAACATCTTGTGATATAGATAAGGTCCCTAGTTCAGGGTCCTCTCTGGTGGTGGAAGCATGCTTCTTCCACGGGAGCTGGCGACGCTTTGAGCGTTTTGCCAGTCCTTCCTGTTCATACTCATCGATTGTTTTCTTATTAGTAGAAGAGGCACCAGCCAAATCTTTAGATCTTGCAAGGTGCGCAAGATCATTAGTGCGTTGGCGCCTGTCTTCTCCATCTCCTCGTAGAGGCTTGTTAGTGTGTGCGGAGAGTCCTCTCAGACCTCTCTTACGGAAGGCTCTCTCGTATGTATGGGTGATTTTTTCTCGGTAGCGGGCTCTCTCTTGTTGCTCTAGCGTCAGCCCTTGGAGTTGTCTCTCCATCCAGGTGGCTTGGTCCTCAGCCAACCCTGGCAGGTTACGATACTTTGATCTTAAGCCTCGTGTATGTTTGCGGTGGGGGTTAAGCTCCATATACAGGGGGTTCTCATCTGCCAGTGTGTGTAAAACGCTGCTAGGGCTAGGTTTAACATCCATGCTCTTCTTCTTGGTAACTATCTGTTTACGCGGTAAACTGTTGTTAGCTAGAGGCTCCAGTTTTGTGAAGACCTCTGTGTCATTGTACCTTCGAGCTGATAACTCAGGGGCCACTGTGGCAGGTCTCTTGACCTGACCCGTGTGCCTTAAAGTCCGGCTCTTAGGTGTAGAAATGATGTCTCGTTGGGCCTGGGTTCGGAGCCTCTTGGGAACCGAGAGTGCTGCGGCTCGGGCCGATAGTGTATTCCTTTCTTCATCCTGGGGATCTGAGCGAATTTTAATATTATTATTCTTTTGACTATTAAATTTTGTAAAAGTATTTTTTTTATTGGGGATGTTTGTGTCATTAATGCTAATTTGTCGTCCAAGCTATGCATTATAACCGGACCACCCTCTACTTGGTCGCATAATCTGCGTTATCAAGAAGGGGGTGCATTAAGGAGTCTCTACGTACCCAGGAGACTGACTGGGGAAAAGTGGAAGTCC